TGATTATAAGAAGCATCTTTAACATCTCTTGGTTTATAGAATGCTCCCCAATTTGTAACTGCAATACCAGTTAAGTGTCCATTAGCAATAGATGCAGTTCCAACAGGAGTTATAGATGTATTAGTTACATCTCTTTGTTGGATAGAAACACTAACAGTTTGAATTCCAGATCTATAACCAGAACCACTATTACCAATACTAACAGAACTAATAGTTCCACCAGCAGAGACTACAGCAGTTCCACCAGCAGCAACTAGTGGTTGATATCCAGTTCCTTCTGTCGAACCAACAGAAAGAATAACACCACCAAGAGGTAAATTTGTTATATTAGCGTCAGTTGTAGATGATGCAGTTCCTGCAAATGCAATACTAGTAATTCCTGAATTTTCATTTAAATTGTAATTAATTACTGGACCTTGGAATACATCATTTACTAGAATTACAGCATTTTCTGTTGCAATACCAGTAATGTTGTTACCATCAGACTCCAAATCAAAGTTCTTATTAACTCCATTAAATTGAGCAGAAATATCATCAAAAACTAAGTTTTTATAATAAGCATCATTAGTAGTATTTGGAACACCTGATCGCATAAACGATCTTCCTTGGAAACTTGAACTTGTAGATATACCTGTCCAATCTCTAGAATCAGGTGGATTGGTACTTGTACTTAATGGAATTTGTCCATAAGGTGCTTCTACAAAGTTAAGAACATTTTCTACAATATTATAATTACCATTAACCTTAGTAACTAATAAAGAAGTAGAATGTCCTGCTAATGATGTTCCCATCCATTCTCTACGAACTCTTAAGACGTTAGTACTACCAACTCCAACTGATTCTATCTTAACTATCTCCTCCCCCATTCTTAAAAGGTCGCCACCAAATATAGAAGTTATTCCACTAAGTCTTATAAGGTTATCCGTAGTAAATACTTGTTCTGCAAGAGTTGTAGTAATCGCTGTTGATACTACAGGAGACTGAACAATATTATCCAAACAAAGTAGAACTTTAGCATTAGCATTTGTAGCAACAAATCTATGAGATGTACCAATACCAACACTACTTAAACTAACAGACTCTGGGACTGAAAGAAGAGCTTTCTGAGCACTGTCTGTCACCTTTATAGTATTATCATCTACTTTAATTGCAAATACTTCGGATGGTAACTTGGTAGTTACTCCAACACCAGAGAATCCATTAGTTGATGCAATAGATATTGCTTGACTTGTTCCTGCACCAGCATGAACATAGTTAATTTTTTCACCACTAACAAAGAAGTGGTTAGGTAATTCAATTGTATTGGTAGATGTATTAATAATTGAAGAATCATCACCAGCAAAACTCTTCTGGAAAATAGTATCCTGATTATGAGTTAAGTTAAATGATCTCTTAATATCTCTATCAGTACCTGTGTAATCAGACCCTCTAGTTTCTATTGAAGAGTTGTTAAAATTAATTTCATCTCTAGCATCATCCTGATTCCTCAAAGCATTCATAAAGACTTTTACATTTGTAGCAACACTAGGAAGAGGAGTAAAGATTAATTGTGTAGTTGCTGCCATTCCTACGGCACCACCACTAGCAATAACGTTATTGGTTGATATGCCTGTATGGAATGTTCCTAATCCAGAAATGCTTAGATTGCCACTAGAAGTAACTACAGCATATTCGTTAGTATCATATGTCTCACCAGTTCCATCAGAAGTATCATAATCATCAACAACAACTAACTCTGCTATTCCATGTTCACCATTAGTAGTATCAGATACTTGAATTACAAAATAAGCAGCATCATAATCATCTGGATAATCACCAACTACATGTGCTGTAGGTGAACCAGAAGCAGCAATATTTGTAGATCTACTTTCTAATCTAGCATGTTTTAAATCAATAGCAGACTCTGATGTGGTAGATTGATTTGACTGTGCTACTACAATAGCATTAGCAATTGCTGTAGTTCCTATTCCAACAGAATCAGGATGGAAATCAATCTTGACAACTGAACCATCAAGATATGCAGAGTAAGTACCAAACCCAGGAACATTAGCGTTATTGAGTGTAGTAGTCATCTCAGCATAATCAATTAACTGAACATCAGTTCCATCATGAACTATATTAAGTTCTGACATTTGGAATTCATCATAACTACCAATCTTTTCACTATCAGCAGTAATTTCTAATAAAACCTTGGCAGATCTATAAGTATTTGCAATCGAAACAATTGTAGTTGAAGCACTTGATTTTGGAATCTTTACACTATGAGAATCAATTAAAGTAGTTCCTATAGAAGTAGTTCCTATTCCTAAAAGATTGTCATCAAGATTGTATGAAAGTGCAACTACGTCATAATCGTTAACAGCAGATCTTGTAGGATAGAATAATAATTGCCCTTCAGAACCTACTATTGAGAAGTCAAATGAACCCATATCATAAACACTTTCAACTCTTCCATATTGCTGAATATATCCAAAAGATCCATCATGTATTAAGTCAACAATCATCAATTGTCTTTCGGAGTAGAATCTCTTATCCTTAACATAAGTAATATACTTTTGTGCTCTATGCTCTGAAAGTTTAAATGTTTCTACAACACTGAAAGGTGTAGAACGTGGATGACTATTAAATGACCCACTCATATCATCAATTGTAAGAACTCTATTTCCTATAGACTCCTCATAATCCTGCAATATTCTACTAGAGAATATAATTTCATCAGAAACTACTCCTGAAGGAATAATTAAAGAATTTTCTTTAACTAAATCAAAATCTGTGACCTTATTTAAATCTCCATGTCCAACTAAATCTTGAACTTGACTAATTGAAGTTGTACTAGTAGTCAAACCAACAACCATTGATGTTGCTGTTGAATCTAATTGATAATCAGAGAATTTTTTATATCCTAAAGTATGATTTAAACTACCTACAACATCATCCCATACAGTAAATGAAACTCCTGATTTTAATGAATAAGAGAAGTTTTGATAGTAATCATTATCCTGTATTCTTTGCAATGAATAATTAAGAACACCAGAATCAGTTTCCCAACCATTCTCAACTTTGGAGAAAGCATCTAATTTTAGATTAGATTTATATGAAGATATTGAAGAAGCAATACCTTGTGTATTGGAGGATTTACCTATTATTGTTTCTCCAATATTAAATCCACTGGTACCTGATATAACCAATAATTCATTCTTACTATCCCATGTCTCAACAGTTCCACTAATATCTTTACCTTCTGCAGATTTTGAAGTAACAGTTTCTCCCACAACATAATCATTAGTAGTTAAATCAACATTAAAAGATGGGAAATACTTTTCAGGTATAACCCTTGCAGCAGCAGAGTTAAATGGATTAAATAAACCAGGGAATTCTGCTCCTACTAGTTCATTTGCTAAACTATAAGTAACAATTCCAATTCCACCAAGATTAGGGTCAGTTGCGGTTACAGTAAATAACTTATAATCATATTCAGCAGAGTTAAATCCTCTTCCAGTTGAACCAATACCAATACTAATATTCTCAACTAAAACTTTATCATTAACCTCGAATGGGAATGAATTTGCAGTACTAAATCCAACAGACAATGTAAGTGTTACATCTTTAGTAACAGTATTAAATCCAACTGTACTAATACCAACTCCATTAGAATTATTGATTGGAATAATAACTGGTGGAACTTGACTAATACCTTTAGTATTTTTAAGAATCTTAATTTGCGATTCCCCTAATGTATATTCTAAATCAATATCCTTAGCTTGTTTTCCAGTTTTTCCATCAAATACAATTAACTCTGGTGCAACTACATATCCTACACCAACAGATGAAACTCCAACAGAATCTAATGATGCTAAAGATTCTAATCGCATTACTTGAGGTAATTCAACGGTTGGTTTTAAAGTAGTATCGGATGGGAAATTAAAACCAATATTTTGAATCTTTGTCTTTTTAATAGTACCAATACTTGTACTTGCAACACTAATAATTGCACCTTTACCAAAATCACTAGTAATAGTAGTAATTCCAGGTAATGAATAATAACTCTGCCCACCATTTCTTACTGTGAATTCAGCAAGAGGTCCATATGCAGTTTTAGAATCTGTTGTATAATTAATATAAGAAGTATTTGATGAATATAAAGTCTTTTCTGGATAATTTGATAATGTATAACTGAAAATATTAGTAGCACCTAGACCAACAACTATTGATTGATTTCCATTATATAAACTTTCAAATACTTGAACTTCACTACCACTAATAACTTCATCATCGATTACAATTTCTTTCTTTACAAGAGGAAGATTGTTCTCATATACTGGTTCTAATTTATAATATAGATTTTGAGGAATATTACCATTAACAGTTAAGGATACTTTAGCATCTGTAGAAACACCAATAGTACCAGTTTGCTTAACTTCAAATACTTTACTATCTGCAGTTTTTTCCCACAAATCAATAAAGTTATTATCAATATAAAAATTAAACTTAAATGCAGAGTATGATGATGCTTGACTTACATATCCTAAAGAAGGATCTGAAAGATTAAACTCTACAGTAGAATCTTTAAAGACTTTTATATGAGGATTTATTGCAGAGAACGTTCCAGCAGAAGAACTAGTAATACTAATAACTACGGGATTAAGTTGTACTGAATTATAATAAGTATTCGATAATCTAACACTATTATTATCAATCTTAACAATATAATAAATTCCATCATTTACTAATCCACCTGAAGAAGTTGCTGCAGTATGAATAATTTTATCACCAGTTATAAACTTATGGTCAGTAATAGTAAATGTATTAGTTGTTGTATTAACTGATCCTGCAACAAATGATTTTGGTTGTGCTATTAATCTTCTATTAAAATCATTATATCTTATAGAAATAGAAGTACTAACTCCAGGATTAACATTAATGTCAACAATATCGCCAGAAACTAATCCATGAGAATCACCCATCGATACGTTTACAGTATTCCTTGTAAGATTTCCTGTAATAGGTGTATAGTTAGTTTTAAAACTATGATAAACTCCTGTACCTATACCAGTAAATGCTAGAGTTCTAGAACTTCTAAATGCACTTGCAACACCAACAAAAGTGCCTGTAGTACCTAATCCAACTTGTACTGTTGCAATTCCAATTAAATCAGAATCTAATTTAGCAACATATAAAGTTTGTCCATTAGATAATGTAGAAATTCCACCACCATTATTTTGAACACCAAGTCCAGTTCCATTGTTGGGTGAATATGTTAATATATCTCCAGTTTCTAAATTATGAGAAGGTATACGAATAGACTTTGTTGGAATAATTAATTCAGTCAATCCAACTCCTGGTCTACTAAACGTAAGAGTGCTTCCAATACCAACACCGATAGCAGTTCCTTGAGCAACAGATTCTAATGGATTAAAGTATAGTTGTGTATTTCTTTTAGCATTGAATGTTGTCTTAATACCTGCAGTAATTTGTACTATACGAGGTTTTTGCTTAACAATTGCAGTAACCGTATGTGCTGCTCCAATTGTAGAATTAAAACCTCTTATAACTCTAACTCTTGAGAAACCCTCCTCAACATTTAGAACCTTAACTTCTTCAGAATCTACAGAAAGAATATCATTTGGTTTAATATTTTTTAAATTACCACCAATATTAAAGAAAGTGACTATTCCTGAAACAGCAATAGATCCTATAGAAACTGTAGTGGTTCCTATACCAATCATTGCAAAGGCATCAATATTAATACCAGCATTATATGATCCTTCTAATTGAGAAGAAGTAGTTGATAATCCAGAAAGTACAACTATTTCATCTTTTTTAATTGGATGAGGATTATCGCAAATAATATCCCACTCACCATAAATTGAAGTATTTTCTGCTGGATATATTTCTACTCCTGTGATAGTAGTGGTACTAGCACTAACATTAGTAACATGTTTACCCAAAACTTTAGATACTTGAACATCAGCACCAAATCCAGCCATTTGACCAGTAGGAGTATTTGATTCTCCAAATACTATAGAATCATTAACTTGATATAAATCACCACTAGATGAGATACCGATTTTTTCAACTTTACCCGAAGATACTGATTTAATATCAACAGTCTGTTTTAAATCATTAGGAATATAAACATAATCATAGTCAACCTCTGAAGTTTCAATAAGATTATATGGTTGTGTATTTCTTAACCAAGGAGATTTATCTAAATTATAATCTTTTTGATTTGAATAAACATTAAAGTTAAATTCATTAGGTGTATATTGGAAATTATCTCCAATTAAATAAGGAAATACTGGTCTCTTAAATCCATTAAAGTTTTCTGCTGAATCTGCAGGACCATTATTAATAGTAGCAAAATATGCATAAGTTCCTTTAGGAAACTCTGGTGTAAAACAGAATCTTCCATTATTTTCATCAAGAACTGCTTCATCACTTACTTTCTTGAAAGAATAATCTTCTATAAAGAATCCTTCAGGGTATAAAGATATTGGAGGTCTTCCTTCTTGCAAATCTAGAGAATAACCAGATTTCATCTGAGATATAACACCACCTGATTTGGTTATGTAACCATAGGGACCATAAATTGGATTTCCATCATATGCCCATCCAATTATAGGAGAATGATCAGTAGATTCTATTTCAGTTCCATTAGATAACTGAAGATCTGGTTTACCATACAAAATATCACCACTTTGGTTTCTTCCAAATACAGATTCTCTAAGTTTTCTTGGAGCATATAAATGTGAGAATTGTAATCCATTATTTGTTGCAAATTCATGAGCAATAAACCCATCGTCTCCAGTAAACTGCTTAAGATATCTTTCAAATAAATTAATTCTCCAAGTCTGCACAATTGGACGGAATTGTGAACCACCACCAGGAACAGATACCGTAATTACAGTATCATTTTCATCATATCCAATACCACCTTCAATAACTTTAACAGAGGTTATTGAATTATTAGTAAGAATAGGAGTAACAACAGCACCTACACCACTACCAGAAATTAAAATATTAGGAGGTGAATTATAATCCGAACCAATATTCTGAACTAATATTTCACTAATTTGTCCATTATTAACAACTGCTTTTAATTGTGCATTTTTACCAGCATTTAAATTGACATCTGGTTCTCTATTAAAATTAACAATTTCAGAATTACCATAATTACTTCCATTATTTGATAAATCAATAGAAGTTATAGTTCCTCTAACAATAGGTTGAATTTTAGATCCAAAAATCTCTTCAGTAGTATTGTTAAATCCAACAGTGCTAATACCAATTTTTCCAGATATTGAAACAGTTATATCTTCATAATTAAAGATATGAGTTCCTATACCAACTGAAGTTAGATCAATATACTGTTCTGTATCATAGAAAAATTGTTTTTCTCCAGTATTAACACCAACAGAAGATAATTTAAATTTATCATCATTTATTTTAGTAATATAATAATTTGTTCCACTATAAAGTCCACCAATAGCAGTATCAGTTGAAGTATACTTTACAATCTCTCCTGAACTATATGAATGATTGTTTAAAGTAATAGTATCAATAGATGTGTTTACTCCAACAGGATCTATTGTTTTCTTTTTATTAGAATATCCAGAACCACCAGAAACAATGTTAATTGCTTCTACAATCATCTTTTTATCATAAGATTCTAAAGTATGTCTTCCTACACCATAATCATTTAATCCTATAGTATTAACACCAACAATAGCATCTTCTTTGGTATTGTGTAAGGTTATAGTGCTTGTATTAATAATAGAAGCATAATATTCAGAATCAGTTGTAAGTCCAGAAATACCTTTTTGACCATTAGTTTTATAGATAAGTCTTTCTGCATTTCTAAATTTATGATATGTACTAAATCCAATAGTTTCTGCTGAAAGATTAAGTGAAGTTCCTTCTGGTTGAGTATTAAAATTAACTTTATGTGTAATTAATTTTGTATTTACTAATGCTTGTGCTCCATCCCCATTTCCACCTAATATATTAATTTCAGGTGTTTCTATATAATCAAATCCTGGGTCAATAATCCTAATCTCTTGAACTTCTCCAGTAACCGAAACACTTCCCGTTGCACCTGTTCCAACATTATCATTAATGTCTAAATTTGGAGGATTTATAACATCATAATTAGATCCACCAGAAATAACTTCTACTGAATTAACTTTTCCGTAATGAATAGAGTTTTGTGATTTATAATTTAATACCTCAACACCATTAATTAAAATTCCTGTAAATCCAGGTTTTGTTTCATATCTTATACCATCATTAGAAGGTATATCTATTTCCCTAAGAATATTTTGTGATTGTAGTGTTTTAAGTTTAAATCCATATGGTGCTAATTTATTATCAACTAAAGTAGTTGCAGTATCTAAAGATATAAAAATAGAATTGGATATATTAGTTCTACTTTTAGCAAGTTTAATATTATATGCATCAATACGTTTTACAAAATAAAGACCTTCATTCTTTGCAGTTTCATTATTTCCTATAACTCCTAAATCATCTGTAAATAAAGAAGATTTAATTACATCTCTAGTTGATAATGTATTATTAGCATCATAGAATGATTCAGAAACTCTTTGAGGGTAGTAGTAAACTGCATCACCAGTATAGAACCCATGATCTCCACTAGTAACAAGTTGAATATCTTCTCCTATAAAAGTACCAGAAAAAGTAACAGATTGACTATTTAAATTTAATGGTTGAGAACTATAAGTTGGAATTGATGAAGATGCAACCAGGTACTTACTATCATCTGTATATACATTCTGTACATTTGTAGAATATAAAGAAGTTTCTGGAAATGTAGTAGACTGTGTTTTTAATATATTTCTTTTAATAGTAAATTGATAAGTTAAGTCAAGTTCTCCTTGTCCTTTAATTGTAATAGACCTTGCATCATCTACATCTAAAACAGTAGAGGTTGGTTTTACATTATTTGCATTGTCTATTAAACTAGCTTTATCCCCAATCCTAAATGTATGGTCTACATCAAAAGCAACTTCATAAGTGAAGTCTGTTTGATCAATTAGTGTTAAACTTTTAACTATAAAGGTTGGTGCAATATTATAAAACCAATTTTTTGCTTTAAAACTAGTATCGTTAGATCCTAAAGTTTTAATTTTTGCAGTTTCGTTTACAGAGAAGTTATGAGTGTCTTCTGGTAACTCAAGTTGATTTAAAACTGATGTAATATTTACTTTAATAAGTGCTGTTGGATCAACTGAAGAATATCCGTAAGTATACGTATTAATACCAACATTAGATGCATCAGGAATAGTTCCAGTTATATTAGAACATCCAAAAAACTGTGTTAATGATTTAGAAGTATAACTAACGACTCCTGCTGATGCATCTGAGTATACAACCTTCAATTCTCCTTCTGATGGGAATCCTACTGTTGAGTCTACATCAAACGAAGTAGAACCTACTGCAACATCACCTATTGCTCTAGTTTTATCATGAACAACGAATGTTCCGTAGATAGAACCATCAACTCTAATATCTCTATTATAACCAGCATCAAAACTTAATTTATAATATGTTACTCCTGCACCAACCTTAATTGGTTCTATTCTAGTAACAGGTGCATATGCTTTTTCAGTTACATCTCCATACTTATCTTGAAATAGAGTTGCATTTTCAAGTTCCAGAGGATCTCCTTCAACTGCTTCAACTACAAGATCATTTGTAATTTTAAAATTAGCATTAGAAGGTGTAAATAGAAAATCTCTAGGTTTAACTATTTTTACGTCTTCATTATACAGTGCTTTAAATAATATTTCAAAAGATCTATCAGTACCTTTACTTAAGTAAAAATCTTTTGCTTGCTTAATAAAAACATTTTCATTTAGTCCAGAAGAAAGACTTCTATTCTCTAAACCTGGTAATATTTGATTTTTAGTTTTTAATAGAAATTCATTGAGGAATAGAGTGCTTAGATTCTTTACCTGAGACCCTGCTGTATGCCCCGTAGAGGTGCTTGAATTGAATACTAGTGTATCTGGTTTGGTCTGCTCTTTATATGATGTTATTCCACAAAAACCTCTTACACATCCAGTAAATGAACTAGTAGTAGTTCCTGTATATGTAATAATTTCATCGTCAATTTTAATCAATCCATATGTCTTAGGAAATCCATCCGTTCCTGCAGGATAATTGACCATATCAATATCAATGGTCTCTGTATCAAGGTCAATATCTGTTCTTAATCCAACTGCTCCAGTAAGATTGGTTATATTATCAATCTTTACATATTCATCAATATTTTGGATAAGATCAATCGGACCGCCCTGATACTCCTGTCCTTGGTAGTAAGACTTTAAGAACTCCGATACTAATGGGAATTCATCCCTAGTATATCCAGGAAGTTGATTCTGGACTATGTTACTAAATTGGATTCTTTTTTCTGACATTTTATGATCTTACTAAGTTCCCGTTATGGTAGCTGGAAGTTACGACATAATTAGATGCTGCTGGATCTAATCCAGATGCAATTTCATCAACAACAGTATCGAATATACTATTACTAATATCTAGTTGTAAATATAAGTCCTGTAATCCAATGACATCATTAGACTTAGGGCAAGCAGATAATTCTACAATTGTCTGCCCGTCTTTTAATTTACCACTTATAATATTAATAGGATTAATCGTTATGATGCCCTTTTTATAATTTATACTACCAACATTACGCTTTATAATTGTAGGAGTAGTAGAATTGGCATCAGGTACTGTAAATAAAAATAATGAACCAGTTTCTCTATTTGTATTAGGTATATCTGATATATAAACATCTTCAGTTATCTCACTTACTTTAAATGCAGATGATTTAATGTTATAACCATTCATACTTTTAATATAAAACTCATTTCCAAACCCAATTTGGTATTCTGCAAACGAATTTAGAGCAACTCTTAGGTCTCTTCTCATCTGAAGGGTCGTAATATTGGAAGTAACAGCATCAACACTGTCATCAATGACACTTAAAAACTTACTATACTTAAATCTTGCTCCATAACGATTTAATTCAGTAGATTCAGAGTATTTAGTTGTATTTTCTTGGACTAATGTAGAGACATACTCTGCACTTGGTGCCAAATTAGTGTTATAATAGATTTTTGAGTCAACTTCAATATACAAATACTTCAAATCAAGAATTTCAGGTACAATTCCCGCAACAGCATATTTTTTCAACCTCATTTTGATGTTTTCTTTGATCAAATTGGGTAAAAAGTCACCAGTTCTTGGTTTTATACTAATAAAGACCTTACCGTACTGAGGAGGAACTAATTCTTCGCCACCAAAAACAGAAATTGACTCTGTTTCGGGATAAATTTTAGATGGAATTAGTGTTTCATAGTCATTTGCAGTTAAAGCACGATTTTGAGATGCATAAATTCGTGGTGCAAACTTTTTAATCGAATCTACACTCTCAATTGTCTCTCCACCTTGAGCAGTTACGCCAGTTGTAAGTAAAGAGATACCAGAAGTAACTGTATACTCAATAGAATTTCTTGTATATGCTAATTTACCAGAAAATTGGAATTGATTTACTCCATTTGCACTATCACCATTACAAGAAATGTAATTTGCAGTAATATAATTGCCTTCTTCTAGTTTCTGACCAAAAATTCCATCTCCAAAGAAGATTTCATATCTTTCATTCTCAATTTCCTGTAAGAAATAGACTTTTGACGTAGATGTTACATCTAAAAGACTATCTTGAGTTGTATATTTGGCAGATGCAGTTGATTGTTGGTTACCTTTTACAGAAACAGAAATTAATGCAGTGTCAATTCCACTATTTGGTAAAATAAACTTCTGATTTGGATTTCTTCCTGAGAAAGTAAAGTTAGATGTGAGTAATGTTCCTTCTGAAATTAAAATATCATCAAAATATGCAATTCCATCATTAACAGGAACGGTAATATCTTCTAGAATTGAGAAAATAAACGATGATCCACCAAATGCACCTTCGGTTGATGCTATTGGACCTTTCTTAAGTGTTAACGTTGATGGAGTTGGTATAACAGCAGAGCAATCTACAAAGAAACTAATGGTTGCAGTTGCACTCTTCCTTGATCTGGGCACATAACCTATATTCCTTGCCAGTGATACGACGTTCTCCCTCAAGGTGGCACTATCAATGAATACCTCATTGGTTACCATGTTAGCATTATAAGAGGTTATATACGTGTTATATGCCAATACGTCAATAATTGAGGACAGGTTAGATCCCTCAAAGTCATAATCGGTAAAATTAGAGTTTGCTTTAAGATATTCCTTAAGTGTTGTCTTAATCTGTTCAAAATCCAGATTAGAAAAATTGACTAATGGCATTTTATCGGGTTGGTAACAAGGCGAATTGTAATTCTTGTGGTGGAGAATCAGCTCCTATGATATTATAAGTAACGATTGCGTCAAATGAATTATTATCAAAGTCAGGATTGACCTCTACAGTAGTTAAAGACACTCTTGGTTCATAATTATTGATTGATTCAGTAATCTCATCAACAATAACAGATGCAGTTATGTCATCTACGTTCTCAAATAGAAGACCACTCACTTGTGAACCAAAGTTTTCGTTAAAAAACTTCTCTCCTGGTTTGGTCATTACAATATTCCTTATAGAACGAGCAATCGCATTCTCATTCTTCAAACCAATAAGGTCTGAGTTCAGGGGATTGGCCTGAAATGTCATGCTAAGGTCTTTAAAACCCCGACTAACTCGTTCTATAGGCATCTATTTTAGTTCTAACGTAGTAAATATAAGTTATTTATCACCGAAGTTGTATTAAATTTCTGCACCACTGTATAATTCATCATCGAAGTCGAGTCCTTCATAGAAATCATCGTCGTTTTTCTTTTCATAGAGGTCATTTTGCACCCTTACATCCCTTTTCTTAGGGGTTATAGCATCATTAGCAATTTCTCTTAGCATTTTAGGTTCCATTTATCCTCTTAAGCAATAAAAAAAGGACTCTTTCGAGTCCCTTTTATTTATTTGCCTTGCCCTCTACTTCTTTTTGCTGCCTTATTACGAGAGGTCGGTGCATATTTTGTATGTTTCCCCTTCCCTTGACGAGACTTTTTCGGTTTTGATTCTACTGTTTCCACGCCAGTAGCACTATACATCTTTGGCATTTGTTAATTTCTCCTGAGTAATGTTTTTGCGAGTAACGCTTATATAATACGAGTTTTTTCGTGACCTACCCTAATACGAGGATCGCACCAGATTTCATAGTCTAACTCTTTGGCATCTAAACAGAACGATACGTCCTCTCCACACATGTCCTGTACTTTACCAGACTCAAAGATTTGCATCTTAGGAGCAAACCAAGGGTATTCAAGTGTCTCAAATACGCCATTCTTAATCATAACCCATCCAAAACCTGTGTAGTCTACAGTGAATGGTTTCTTACGCTTACTGATAGACTCCACAGTTTCGTGGTTCATGACTCCACCGTTCTTACGGAAGTCATCTTCTTCTAACCAGTGGGCAACAGATGTAGTTACTCCGTCCTCTGTAGCATACCAACCACCTGTGATAGATCTCTCATCACCTTCAGCAGGAACTGAGAGGTCACATAACTGCCAGAACTTCTGTGTGTCAAAGACGATATCCGAGTCAATCCATAACTGATAGTCATACTTTAACTTACCATCCCACGGTACTTGCTTTGGTCCCCTTAATACATTTGCTCCGAGTACTTTGCATCTTGCGAAGTTTACCATAGAAGAGTAATCTTGTGAGATCTGAATACTCATTCCATTCTGTACCATGTCAAAGCATAGTTGTACAAAATTCTTTAGAAAGATATATGAACATCCTCTACCTGGTAAACAGAATACTATAGTCTTACCTTTCATCCTTGCTTTTATTGCATCATAATCCCAGTCTTCTTTGTTGGGTTTTGGTGCATTGGCTTTAACAGTGAATCCTTTTGCCATAATCCTTTAATACCTTCATATCAATTATAGAGTATTTCTATCTATTTGTCAATAAGAATCTTCTTCCCATAAGTGTTTCTGGATAACCCTACCTGGTCCTCCGACACCACACTTTGGTCCTAACTTAATATACGACAAGTCATTCTTAGTATAGTCTCCTCCAAGTAGTTCTACCATTACTCCAAGTAACTCCCATTTCTCTTCAAAGTCTGCTTGGGGCAAATTGCAATATAATACTTTATTCTTCGCATAGATGTGGTAGGTTGTCTCTTCCATTGACTCTTATACCTCCATTTTTTATTGGCGTATTTTTTTATATATCAACCTATTCAGGGTCTAAAAAATTTTCCGTGATTTTTATATATACATCTCGTTTGGGAACCTTTGTAGGTTAGGGACTTAGGGTTTTTTATAAACGGGGCAACGCAACCGCCCCCCGATAACAACGAACCGCCCATAAGTGTCCATTCACGGATATAACAATTGTAGCATACTTACTGCCTATGTGTCAACAACTGTGTATGCCCTTAAGTAACATTTAGTCCATGTAATAAAAAGAGGGAAAGTA